GCCTGGCCTAACAGTCACAGCGGACGCAGCGCAGCGGGTGGTGGTCACAAGCCACCGCCCGCTTTTTACTTGAGGAGTCACCGTGCCGCTGAAGAAGGGCTATAGCGAGAAGTCGATCAGCTCAAACATCTCGAAGGAGATGAAATCGGGCAAGCCGCAGAAGCAGGCGATTGCCATCGCCCTGTCGACTGCGCGCACCGCTGCGATGAAGGCTGGCAAGCCGGGCAAGGCTCCGGCGAAGAAGGGCAAGTGATGAAGGGCCTGTACGCAAACATCAACGCGAAACGCGAGCGCATCGAGAAGGGCTCGAAAGAGCGCATGCGCAAGCCTGGTGCGAAGGGCGCACCGACTGCGGCGGCATTCAAGGCGTCCGCAAAGACTGCGAAGAAGGGCAAATGATGGATTTCCCGACCTTCGTCTACCGTTGTCCCGGCCCGCACTTCGGCCCACCTGGAACGACCTATGGAACGCTCGATGTGGCTGGCGAGGACGCGCTGCAGGCGGCTCTTGCAGACGGATGGCATGTTTCCCTGCAGGGGGCCGCTGAAGCCTTCCTGCACAAGCCTGAGCCGGTTCGTGAGCCGGAGCAGACCCCGGCAGACAATGCACCGCCGACGCGCGACGAGATGCTCGAGCAGGCAAAGCGCATCAATCTGAAGGTGGATCGGCGCTGGAATGACGAAACACTGCTGAACGCCATCGTGGCGAAAATGAAGGAGCAGACACCATGATTTCCGGACCCTGGGCACCGCGCTACGGCGCTGGCGTGACCGCTTCGACCTCGACCAGCTCGGCCACGACGACCATCGGCCTGGGCAACAAGTGCTTGTGCCTGCAGAACCTCGACAGCACGAACACGATCCACTTCCGCACGAGTCAGGGCACCAGCACGGCGACGACTGCTGATACGATGCTGCGCCCGAATCAAGTGCTGGTCGTGCAGAAGAGCCAGGATCACGACACCATCGCTTACATCGCAGCGGCAGGTACGCCGAGCCTGCGGATCGAGCCGGGCGAGGCTGGCTACTAGCCATGACCTACAGCAAGCAGCAGTTCGTCACCGCCGCATTCGAGGAGCTGGGCCTCGCAGCCTACGTCTTCGACCTCGCGCCGCAGGATCTGCAGACGGCGCTGCGGCGGCTCGATGCGATGATGGCCGAATGGAATGCCAAGGGCATCCGGCTGGGGTATCCGCTGCCGGGTTCGCCGCAGGACGCGAGCCTCACCGATCCGTCTGGCGTGCCCGATAGCGCGAACGAGACGATCATCACGAACCTCGCGCTGCGCCTGGCGCCGGGCTTCGGCAAGCAGGCTGCTGCGCAGACTATGGCGACGGCCAAGATGGGATACAACACGCTGCTATCTCGCGCTGCGATGCCTGCCGAGCAGCAACTGCCGCGCACGATGCCTGTAGGCGCTGGCTGGAAATCGTGGCGCTCGTATGGCGACCCGTATGTCCCGGCGCCCACTGACCCCGTGCAGGCTGGGCCTGACGGAAATCTGGAGTACAACTGATGCCCACGATCAACCAGCTTCCCGTCCTGTCGCAACTGTCCAGCGGCGACCAGATTCCGGTCTACAACACTGCCAACGGTGATGCGCGCCGCGCCAGCATCAACGCGCTGCTGCAGTATTTCCAGCAGTCGTTCGCTGCCCCGACCGTGTCGACGAGCGTCTATGTGCCGACGACGGGCTTCAGCATCACCGTGCCGACGCCCGTATCTGAGCAGCAGTGGATGCTCATCCAGCCCGCTGGAACGCTTGCCAGTGGCACGATCACCCTGCCGCTGAACACCGGCGTTCCGGACGGCACCGAGGTGCTGATCACGACCACGCAGGAGATTACCGCGCTCACGATCTCGCTCAACGGTGCGACCGCGGTATTCGGCTCGCCGACCACGCTGCGGCCCGGCGCCGCGGTGCGGCTGCGGTTCTATCTGGCGACCAACTCCTGGTACAGCATCATCACCGACAGCTCGCCGTTCGGCGCTGCGATCCAGGCGTTCCTCGCCACGCCGAACAGCGCGAACCTGCGCACTGCCGTGACCGACGAGACCGGCTCCGGTGCGCTGGTCTTTGCGAACACGCCCGCACTGGTGACGCCCGACATCGGCGCGGCCACCGGAACGAGCGTGACCACGACTGGCTCGCAACTGGTGAGCGGTACCGGAAAGCAGGGCTACGCCACCGGTGCGGGCGGCGTGATCACGCAGGGCAGTGGCTCGGGCAAGGCCACCGGCGTGACGCTGAGCAAGTCATGCGGCTCGATCACGATGGACGCGGCGAACCTGAACGCAGCCACGACGGTCTCGTTCACACTGACCAACACGGTTATCGAGGCGGGCGACATTCTGGTCATGAATCACCTGTCTGGCGGCACGGCTGGGGCGTACACGCTGAACGCGCAGTGCGCGGCAGGCTCGGCGTCGATCAACGTGCGCAACGTGACCGCAGGCAACCTGGCCGAGGCCATCGTGATCCGGTTTGCGGTGATCAAGGCGGTCTCGGCCTGATGGCTGCGAAGGACTCTCGGCTGGCTCGGGCGGGCGTTTCAGGCTACAACAAGCCCAAGCGCACGCCTGACCATCCGACGAAGTCGCATGTGGTCGTCGCTAAGTCAGGCGACCAGGTCAAGACGATCCGATTCGGCCAGCAGGGCGTCTCCGGCTCGCCGAAACGCGAAGGTGAGAGCAAAGCAGACAAGGCGCGGCGCGAGTCGTTCAAGGCCCGGCACGGCGAGAACATCGCGAAGGGCAAGATGTCTGCGGCTTGGTGGAGTAGCCGCGTGAAGTGGTAGATAGTACCAAGTGGTGATACGATGCTCCTAAAGGAGAATCGCATGCCAAACACACTTTTGAAGTATGAAGTGCAATGCCCAGTCTGTAACGAAAAGCGAATGGCGCGATCTGACGTCATTTCGAGATTGAAAAGACAGGGAAAGCCGCTAATCTGCAAACCTTGCCACAACAGAATGCGGTTTGATGGGCGAGACCATCCAAAAAAAGGCACTGGGGTAAAAAACAATCCAGAACTTGCTAGGACTCAAAGCAGTTACTACAAGGCAAAGCAGCGATGCAGGCTTGGGGCAAAACATCACGCTTGTTACGCGAAAGTTGAATTCAGGTTCAACTCAATGCAACATTTAATTGACTGCATCGGAACTCGACCAGAAAAAAAGACGCTTGATCGCATTAATCCGCTCGGTCACTACGAGCCTGGAAACGTGCGCTGGGCAACGATTGCAGAACAGAATGCAAACAGATTGCCACGAGGCTACTGGCAAAAACAGAACAAAACGGCTGATTGAATGCAAATCCCGATCCTGACCGGCATCTACGCTGACACAACGCCCGGACTGCGCGTGTCCTACCCGGTCAACATGCAGCCGGTGCCGATTGCCTCTGGCATCGCGGATTCGTTCCTGCGCCCGGCGGACGGCATCGTATCGCTCGGCACAGGGCCGGGCGTGGATCGAGGCGGCATCAACTGGCAAGGCACCTGCTACAGGGTGATGGGCAGCAAGCTCGTGACCGTGTCCTCGGCCGGTGCCGTCACCGAGCTGGGCGATGTCGGCAACGACGGCAAGTTCGTGACGATGGACTACTCGTTCGAGCTGCTGGGCATTGCCTCTGCTGGAAACCTGTTTTTCTGGGACCCGGTCGCGGCAACGCTGACGCAGAACACCGACCCGGATCTCGGTACGGTCGTCGACGTGGTCTGGGTCGACGGCTACTGGATGACGACCGATGGCGAGTTCCTGGTCGTCACCGAGTTGGGCAACCCGTTCGCGGTCAATCCGCTCAAGTACGGCTCAAGCGAGGCCGATCCTGACCCTGTCGTCGCACTGCTGAAGGTGCGCAACGAGGTCTATGCGATCAACCGGCACACCGTCGAGGTATTCGACAACGTCGGCGGCGACCTGTTTCCGTTCGGACGCATCGACGGCGGGCAGGTCGAGAAGGGGGCCATTGGAACGCACGGCGCCTGCGTGTTCCTCGAAGCGATTGCAATGCTCGGCTCCGGCTTCAACGAGTCGCCGGGCATCTACGTCGCTGCCAATGCCTCGGCGCAGAAGATCTCGACGCAGGAGATCGACGAGCTGCTGCTGACCTTCTCGGAAGCCCAGCTCGCGCAGGTGAAACTGGAATCGCGCAACGACCGCAATCACCAACTGCTGTACGTTCATCTGCCCGACCGCACAGTGGTGTACGACGCCGCGGCCTCCGAGGCGCTTAGGCAGCCGATCTGGTTCGTGGCGGCATCGACTCTGGACGGGTTCTCCGAGTACCGCGCACGCAGCATGGTCTGGTGCTACGACCGCTGGCTGGTCGGCGATACGCAGTCCAGCGCGGTCGGCACGCTCACGGATACGGTGTCCAGCCACTGGGGCGACCGGGTGCGCTGGGAGTTCGGCACGGTCATCCTGTACAACGAGGCCAAAGGCGCGATCATGCACGAGCTGGAGCTCGTGGCGCTTACTGGCTCGATGGATCTGGACGTAAACCCGCAGATTTCGACCTCGTACACGCTCGACGGGGTAACGTGGAGCCAGGACAGGTTCATCTCTGCC